TATTATGAAGTTTATTACCAAAGCTCACAGGGAACTGGACCAGCTAATCAATCATCATTTGCAGACTTTGGACAGGATAACTCAATAACAACAAATTCTTTTTTAGATACAACAATTACAGAAGGATCTACAAGGTTCTATCGTGTTCGTGCTAGAATATCAGCAACTGCAACTGCAACAAATAACTCAGACTGGTTTCCAGCACCAGCATCAAATGCTATATCTGGAACAAGGTTAGCTATTATCCCAGCAACACCAACCAACTTAACTGGATCAGCAAACGGTTTTGGAGACTCTCAAAGCATTTCTTTATCTTGGGACGCTGCAACTAATGCTGAAACATATGAGCTATACTATAATGGAACTGGAACAGCACCATCTGCGAACACAGTGCCAGATTATGGTGTATTTCCTTTAATAACTACCAACTCTTTTACAACACCAATTGTTTTTAGTAAAGGTACAACATATTATTGGTGGGTTAGGTCATCAAGGTACTCAGGATCAAAAAGTGATTGGAGCCTAGTAAAGGCAATAACAACAAACGCAGTGACAATTAGTGGTATATCTATTTCAAATACAACAACTGCACCTGGCTCTGCAACAAACATATCAGTCTCTAATACAGCACCATCTAACACTGGATCTGTTTCGTGGACAAACGGATCTAACACATCTGCTGCAGGCTTATTCACTGTATCTGGTTCTGGATCTGGAGGATCGTCACCGACAAACCCATCATCAGTATCAACTACTGGAAGCTTTACTGTTATATCAACAGGAACAGCAAACATAAGTATTAGAGCTATTAATACCAATAAAACAGTTGCAGTTTCATGGTCACAAGCAAACGCAAAAAGTTACAGAATACTTTATACTATATCTGGTGTTCCAGGCACACAAACAGCAAATGGAAATTCTTCAGATGCTAATCCTTCTGTAGTAATTGGAACATCTGCAAATACCTTTACAATTACCAATATCACTGTCTATTCTGAATTAAATCAGACTGGTAGTTCAACAACTCTATCAGCACCAGCTGGAACATCAGCTACAGGAGCAGACCGAATAACAGACACAACATCTTCGGGATCTGTTACATATACAGCACCAGTAGTTGCTCCATCTGGAGGTACAGCATCAGTTGATCCTACAACTGGAACTGCTGGTACTACACAATTTACAGCATCAACATCTGGTTGGAGTGGTACTGCTCCAATAACATATACATATTCTTGGCAATGGCAGAATACTAGTGGTAACTGGAATCCTGTTGCAACTGGAACAACATTTACTCCAACGGTAGCACAAAATGCTTCAGCAATTGCATGGAGAGTTGTAGTTACAGCAACAAACTCTGCAGGAAGCAACACAGCATCTGCAACCTTTACAGTTAATAACCCACAAATTACATATACTTTTTCTTTGGGTAATAGAATAAGCGTATCTACTAATGGCTATATAAGCTTAGGAACCTCCAGTGCAGTAACTGCTAATACGGCAGATGCAGTAACTAGTACGACTGGACTAGTATTTGCTGTAATGCCAAGAGATATGCAACAAACTTCTTTACACTATTTTGGAGATTCAGCCTCATATGTTGTAAGGTGGAAAGGTCATCAATATAACGTTCCTGCAAATATAATGGAATATGAAGCAAAGTTTTATCCAGGACAGCAGTATGCTGATATGTTTGTTATAACTAGATTTGTGGTTCAAGATAATGCTTTTGCATTTGTAAATGATGGATCTGCTATAACTAGTTATCCAGTTACTCCAACTCAAAGCAGTAGATACCGTGTTAATTTTAATTCATCTGCCCCAACAAGCCTTCCTGGAGGATATTCACCAAGAGCTACTTCAAACATGCTTCTTGCCACACAACCAGCAAATACTGATATTGGAGAAACAACACTTATTACTGCAGTAACTGCTGCAACTCCATTCTTCCCGCCATTTTTCCCTCCATTCTTCCCGCCATTCTTCCCTCCATTCTTTGGTGCAAGTCCGTTCTTCCCTCCTTTCTTCCCTCCTTTCTTCCCTCCATTCTTCCCACCATTCTTCCCATTCTTCCCTCCATTCTTCCCTCCATTCTTCCCTCCATTCTTCCCACCGTTCTTCCCTCCATTCTTTGCTGTTGCAGGACCAACAATTTCTAGTGTTACAGCTAGTAACATAATTAGGACTGGAGCAGTTATAACCTGGACTTCTACTGGTCAGGCTTCATACTTAATTACAGTTTCTCCTTTCGCAAGTCCAAGCGGAGCCACTGGTGGTTCCACCGTTAGAAGTAGACAAGTTACTGGAGCAACCCGTTCAACACAATATACTGTTACTATAACTGTTTACTCAGGTTCAAATCAGACTGGAACCTCAGCATCAAACTCAGTAACCTTTACAACATCTGCTTAATGACAATATACAAGGGTATATGGTGAATCAATATGATATACTTAATAGGTACTATAAATAAGGAGCAACAATGGTATACACATTGACAAATCAGGAAAAAGCTGACATAATACATCAACGATTAAAAAACTTAGAGCAGTCTAAGTTTCATTTTGAGATTAGCCTTATTGAGGAATCAGCAGTTCCAGAACCAAAATCAACAACTATTGATGATCTTCAGTTGCAACTAGATCAAAACAATATGAAGATTGATGCTCTTTTAGCAGAATTAGCAAAGGTAGAGTAGTATTATGACCATAGAATTAACAGCAGAAGAAAAAACTATTATTATAGAACAGCACATGAAGGCTATTGCTTATGCAGAATATAATGCAATCTTAAGCTTAGCACAAGAAAATGCTTTATCTAATCCAAATGCAGAAACAATTTTATCTTTAAACACAAAAATTCAAGATAGCATTTCACAAAAACAAATATTACAGGATGAGCTAGATTCTTTACAATAAAAAGGGGTGCGTTATATGGACAAAAGAGCTGAGTTAGTAATTATGGCATTACAACAACGTATTGGAGAACTTGTTTCTAACTATGAAACACAGATTGCAATATTAAGAGCTGAAATTACTCAGGCTGTACAAGAAAAAGAAGACAAAGAAAAGGCAGAAGAAGAATACTCTAAAAGCCTCAAAGAAAAAGTTTCTAAGTAAGGTAGCTAATGCTAAAATGTAATAGATGCGAAGGTCGTGTCTTTGTAGATAGACAGTACACAACTTCTGAACATATAGAAACAGCCTGCATAACATGTGGAAATAGAAAATTCTATCATCCACCTTCTGCAACAAAAGAGGGACAATGGATACTTCAAAAGGAAAAATCCAGAGCCAAGCATACAATAACGAACCTGTAATAAAAGGCAAAGTTAAAGTATGGTTTATTAATGGTGATCTTGTAAAGGTTTATCATAGCTCTCGTTCTACTGGAATGGTTACGTTTTATAATATAACTAAAGATCGTTTAGAGACATGCTTGCTTGCTGACTTTAAAAAAAGTCGTGAACGTGCATATAGTGTAGCAGAAACTGCTCAACTTGTCAATAGACATAGAAAATATATTCCAAGTTTAATTAAACGAGGAGTCATTCCTCCTCCAATAGGTGCATCACTTAATGGTGAAAGATCTTTTAAGGTTAGAGCTTATTATTCAGAATCACATGTAAGAGAGATACGTGCTATACTTGCAAGTATACATATTGGACAACCAAGAAAAGACAAATTAATAACAAACAACATGACTCCTACAAGCCAAGAGTTGACACGGCGAATGGGAGACGGTATACTTACATATACGAGAACAGAAGATGGACGATTCATTCCAGTGTGGAATGAGTCTATTTAATTTAGAAATGGGTGGGGTAATGGAAAATAGCAATTACGTAGTAACAAATGAACCAACAAAGGTAAATGTAACATTAGGGTATACGCTTAATCTTGGTAACTTTCAGTCACTAAGACTTGATCTAGGAGTTGTAGATAGCAAGCGTGATGGAGAAACTACAAACGAAGCTTTTGAGCGTGTGTACAAGTTTGTAGAAGACAAGCTAACTGAAAAGATTAACGAAGCAAAGTCTGAAATCAACGAGTAATGGCTGAACGCAAAGACCGTATGGCTTTGCTTAGTAGATACTCAAAATTGCATACAGCAAAGTACGAGCAAAAGCCATCTTTAAATTTAAATGTTGAGCAGTGGGCAGCAGACGGACTCATTGAGTCATATGGAATGTCACAATGCTATGACTTATTAGACTATTACTTTTCTGTTGCACAGGAAGCAAGCTGGAACTATTTTGCATATAACGCAGAAAAGATTCTTAATGGTAAACTAGATGTAGAGCAAGATCTAAAAGAAAGACAAGAGCGCAGGGCTAAAGCAAAGGAGTGGCTAAGTGAATAATACGGAAGCTAAAGTAATTTCAGCGGTATTACAAGATAAGCAACTTCATGTACTGCTGCAAGCTAACGTAGAGACATTACTTAGAACACATAACGATGTATGGAACTTTATTCGCCTATATGCTGAAAACAATGGAACAGTTCCACCATCATCCTTAGTTGTAGAAAAGTTTAGAGATTTTGAGATTCTTAAAGATGTTGGTGCAACAAAGCATCATCTAGAAGAGTTACAGTCTGAGTACTTAAATGATAGCCTAAAAGATATTTTACGATCTGCTGCAACAGAAGTCCAAGGTGGACAAGGTGTACAAGCACTTGAAGATCTAATTACTAAGACATCAACACTAAAGAAAAACACATCTTCTATTCGTGACATTGATGCAACAGATATTGATTCTGCTATTGCATATTTTGAAAATGTTAAAGAGCAGCAAGCACTTGGAGTTCGTGGTATTAAGACTGGGCTTCCAGGATTTGATAACTATCTACCTTCTGGAATTATGCCTGGACAGCTAGGAGTCTTTTTAGCTTACCCTGGTATAGGAAAGTCATGGATGGCTCTGTACTTCGCTGTACAGGCCTGGAAACAGGGTAAGACACCACTTATTATCTCCCTTGAGATGAGTGAAACAGAAGTTCGTAATCGTGTATTTACAATTATGGGTGAAGGACTTTGGTCTCACCGTAAGATGTCCAATGGTGAAATAGAGATTGACATGCTAAAGAAATGGCATACAGACAAGATTGATGGTCGCCCACCTTTCCATATTATTTCTAACGACTCTGGCGGAGAAGTAACTCCATCTGTTATTCGTGGAAAGCTAGATCAGTATAAGCCAGACTTTGTTGTAGTTGATTATCTTCAGTTGATGAGTCCAAACCAAAAAGCTGATAACGAAACGGTAAAGATGAAGAATCTATCTCGTGAATTAAAGCTTATGGCTATCAGTGAAGAAGTTCCTATCATCGCTATCTCATCTGCTACACCTGATGATGTAAAGGACATGTCTACTGTTCCTACTCTTGCACAGACAGCTTGGTCAAGACAGATTGCTTATGATGCTGACTGGGTTATGGCTCTAGGTCGTGCTAGCAATAGCGATATTATTGAGTGTGCCTTTAGAAAGAACCGTAATGGTTTTATGGGAGACTTCCTAGTACAGTGTGACTTTGATAAGGGCTACTATCGTTACAAGGACTTTGAAGATGGTAAGTAAAGAGATTTATACAGAAGAACAGATTCGTCGTGTTCTAAATGGTGCAGGCCTAGATATTGAAGCTGAGTTTGGTAATGACTTTATTATTTATTGCCCATACCACAACAACACTAGAACACCTGCTGGAGAAGTAGCAAAAGACAGTGGGCTATTCTTTTGTTTTGGATGTCAGGTAACAAAGAATCTTGTTGAGCTGATTATGTTTACTTCTAACAGATCGTATTTTGAAACGGTAAGGTATATTAAAGGCAAAGAGCAGCAGTCTGATATACAAACCATAGTAGATAAAGCACTATATGCCCCACCTGATTTTGTACAGTATGATGAACTACTCATAAAGAGATTAAACAAACAAGCACTTGATGCACCAAGAGCAATGAACTATTTTAATAGTCGCAGAGTAACTAAAGATTCTGTCATTAAGTTTGACTTAGGGTATTCAGAAAAGCAAGGATCTGTAACAATTCCAATTCACTCACCTGATGGTATGTGCCTTGGTTTTGTTGCTAGAACTATTGAAGGTAAAGAGTTTAAAAATACTCCAGGGCTTCCAAAAAGTAAAGTAATGTTTAATTTGCATAGAGTTAAAAGCTCTAGTATAGTTTATGTGGTGGAATCATCATTTGATGCTATCCGCTTAGACCAAGTAGGTTTTCCAGCAGTTGCAACGCTGGGTGCTAATGTGTCTGTATCTCAAATCAGACTATTAGAGAAGTACTTCAATAATGTTGTGCTTATTGCAGACAACGACGAGGCTGGTAGCATTATGAAAGATAAGTTAGTTGAAAAACTAGGTCGTCTTGTAACTGTTATTAACCTAGACAAAAAATATAAAGACATAGGAGACATGGATGATGATGAGATCAAAAAGCTGGAGTTCCAGTTTGACAACTCTATCATGTCTATGCTAAAATAGAAAAAACAATAAACAAGGAGAAATAAAAAATGGCAATTGTAAAAGGACTAAAAAACATTAACGCATTAGTAGATAAGCCAAAGTTTGAAGGCACAGGTGCAAAGGTTCGTTGGTTTAAGATCGCTGACGGTCAAGCAGTAAAGATTCGCTTTATTGAAGAGCTTGATGAAGATTCAGCAAACTATAACGTAGATCGTGGATTGGCTCTAGTTGTATCAGAGCACACAAACCCAAAGGACTACAAGCGCAAGGCTGTAGATACAATGGAATCAGAAGGACGTGACTGGGCAGAAGAGATGCATCGCAAGGATCCAAAGGCTGGATGGCGTGCACGTCTTCGTTTCTATTGCAACGTTCTTGTAGATGATGGCATTGAGGCTCCATATGTTGCTATCTGGAACATGGGAGTAAGCAAGCAATCAGCATTTAATACTATTCGTGAATATGCACTTGAAACAGGTAGCATCTCAAATCTTACTTGGAAGGTAAAGCGTAACGGTCAGGGTACTGAGACAAGCTATACACTTATTCCAAGTGGCCCAGATTCTGCACCATTTGATTGGGCAGGAATTGAACCTTATCCATTGGAGAAGGCTCTCAATAAGGTTCCGTATGCGGAACAAGAAGCCTTTTATCTAGGCTTTGATACTCCTTCATCTTCATCATCAGCAAACATTGACTGGTAATAGATGAACTACGTTGGCTTACATGTCCATACACACTACTCCTTAATGGATGGTGTTGCTACTCCAGAAGAATACGTGAACCGTGCAGTTGAGTTAGGGATGCAAGCAATTGCTATCACTGACCACGGTACTTTATCTGGGCATAGGGAACTGCACCGTATTGCAAAAGCAAATGGAATTAAGCCAATACTTGGTGTAGAAGGCTATATGACGACAAGTATGGCAGATAAGAGAGCAAAGGCAGACCGCCTTGACCCTCTTGACCAAAACTATCATCATATAGTCCTTCTCGCTAAGAACCAACAAGGTTTGGAAAACCTTAACAAGATTAATGAAATTGCATGGACAGATGGTTTCTTTAGTAAGCCAAGATTTGATTTTGAAACATTGGCAAAGTATAAAGAAGGCATTATCGTAACCTCTGCATGTCTTAGTGGTTGGATAGCAAAAGCTGTTGAGTTAGGTGAGCTTGCAACAGCAAAGAAACACATACAGTGGTTTAAAAAAGAATTTGGTGATGATTACTACATTGAGGTAATGCCACACAACCCACCAGAAGTTAATAAAGGAATTATTGAACTTGCTGATGCAGCAAAGGTAAAGATTGTTGTAACACCAGACTGTCATCACTCTGACACAAGTCAAAAAGAAGTTCAAGAGCTAATGCTTCTTCTTAATACTCATGCTAAATTGCAGAAGGATGTAACTTACGATAAGTCAAAGAAGCATGATTCATTCATGGATCGTCTTGACTACCTTTATGGTGCTGATCGCATGATGAGTTTTAATAAATTTGATATCCATCTTCTTTCATATGATGAGATGAAGGATGCAATGCTTAAGCAGGGCATTGATCGTGAAGACATGTTTGTGTCAACCAATGAGATTGCTGATAAGGTTGAAGGATACGACATTAAAGAACATTTAGATCTTCTTCCAGTGCAGTATAAGAAGCCTATGGACGAGCTTAAGAAGCTTGCACTTGAAGGTCTTAAGGAAAGAAAGTTAGACAAAAATGAAGAATACCTTACACGTCTTGATGAAGAGTTAGAAATTATTGGTGAGAAAAACTTTGGTCCATACTTTCTAGTTGTTCGTAACATGCTTAACTGGGCAAAGAGTGAAGGGATTATGGTTGGTCCTGGTCGTGGATCTGCAGCAGGTTCACTACTATGTTATGCTCTTGGTATCACAGACATTGACCCAATAAAGCATGGACTTCTTTTCTTCCGTTTTATTAATCCAGACCGTAACGATTTTCCTGATATTGATTCAGATATTCAAGATACTCGTCGTGATGAAGTAAAAGATTACCTGGTTAGACAATACAGACACGTTGCATCTATTGCCACATTCTTACAGTTTAAAGACAAGGGTGTTGTAAGAGACGTTGCAAGATGCTTAAACATTCCTTTGCCAGATGTTAATAAGGTACTCAAGGTTGTTGACACATGGGATGATTTCTGCACATCAAAGAATACATATTGGTTTAGAGAAAAGTATCCAGAGGTAGAGCGTTACGGAGACCAGCTTCGTGGCAGAATTCGTGGTACTGGAATTCACGCAGCAGGAGTTGTAACAAGCAAAGATCCAATATTTAGGTACGCACCATTAGAGACAAGATCAGTAACTGGGCAAGATGAAAGAATCCCAGTAGTGGCAGTTGATATGGGTGAAGCAGAAAACATTGGTTTGATTAAGATTGATGCTCTTGGTCTAAAGACCTTAAGCGTACTTAAAGACTGTATTGATATTATCAAAGAGCGTGAAGGAACAAAGATTGATTTATTAAAGATTGATATGGATGATGCAAACGTTTATAACATGCTATCTGACGGATACACTAAGGGTGTATTCCAGTGTGAAGCAGCACCATACACAAACCTTCTAGTTAAGATGCGTGTAAAGAACCTTGCTGAACTTGCAGCATCAAATGCTTTAGTTCGTCCTGGTGCTATGAATACTATTGGTAAGTCTTATATTGCTCGTAAACATGGTCGTGAGAACATTGATTATAAGCATCAAGTTATGAAATCATTTACGGAGGAAACTTATGGCTGTATTCTTTACCAGGAACAAGTTATGCAAGCATGCGTACAGCTTGGCGGTATGTCCATGTCGGAAGCAGATAAAGTTAGAAAGATCATTGGAAAGAAAAAAGATGCTAAAGAGTTTGATGTTTTTAAAGATCAATTTGTTAAGGGTGCTTCGCAATACCTTTCGCCAAATGATGCGTTAGATCTATGGCATGACTTTGAGGCTCACGCAGGGTACTCATTTAATAAGTCTCACGCAGTAGCATACTCAACACTATCTTACTGGACAGCATGGTTAAAGTATCATTATCCTCTTGAGTTTATGTTTGCGTTGCTTAAGAACGAAAAGGACAAGGACGGAAGAACTGAATACCTAATTGAGGCAAAGCGTATGGGTATCCCTATTAAGCTTCCTCACCTTAACGATTCAGATATTGATTTTAAAATTGAGGGCAAGGGTATTAGGTTTGGATTGACTGGCATTAAGTATATATCTGACAAGATAGCTGAAAGATATATTGCAGGTCGTCCATTTGCATCATATAAGGATGTTGAAGAGTTTACATTTACAAAAGGTAACGGAGTAAATAGCCGTGCACTACAGGCAATGAGATGTGTAGGAGCACTTACATTTCCAGATAATCCAGCTAATCCGCAGGAAGTAAAAGAGAACCTCTATGAGTACCTCAATCTTCCTGAGTTCAATACATCTATTCCGCAACATTATTATGCTTATATTAATGATGTTGAAGAATATGAAGAGACTGGATCATTTGTAATATTGGGTATGGTAAAATCAATTAAACGAGGAACAGGATGGTCAAGAGTTGAAGTTTTGGACAAGACTGGCAGTGTTGGTATATTTGATGAAGAGTCTACGTCTATTGAGACTGGTCGCACTTATCTTATTCTTGCAAGTGACAATAGGATTGTATCTGCAGTACCTGCTGACGAGATAAAAGGATCTAAGAGTTCCTTGGTAAAGTTTTTAAACTATAAGATGTTGCCATATAAAGAAGGCGAGCACTTTGTAGTTTCATTTAAGCCAAGAGTAACAAAGGCTGGAAAGAAGATGGCATCCTTAGTAGTTGCTGATGCAGGAAGAGAGATGCACTCAATCGTTGTATTCCCAATGCAGTTTGCAAAAGCATACATGAAGATTGAAGAAGGAAGCGTATATAAGTTTGATTTTGGAAAAACAAAGGATGGAACAATTACAATGAATGAGGTAGAAAGTGTTTGATAATCTAGCAGAACAAATTCACGCAAATGCAGTAGCAAAAGGATTTTGGGATCGCCCAGCAGATGAGATCTTTGTAACAAAACAAATGATGATGATAGTCTCTGAGGTTGTTGAGGCAATGGAAGCATTGAGAAAAGAAATGGACCCAGACCAAATGTCAGATGAGTTTGCAGACATTATCATTCGCACCTTAGACTTGTATGCAGGTATGGTAAAAGCAGGTTATATGACAAAATCTTTAGACTCTGCAATCAAACAAAAGATGGACAAGAACTCTGATAGACCTAAGAAGCATGGGGTAAGATTCTAATGATGACGGTAGAGGAAGTATTAGCTCAGCTTAGTCCAAAGCTAAGAAAGACAGTAATGGCTGGAGACACTGTTCCAGCAACAGAGTATGCAGCAACACCAAGTTTTGGCTTAAACCGTGCACTAAATGGTGGTCTACCGTATGGTCGTCAGGTATTAGTGTGGGGCTCAAAATCTTCTGCAAAGTCATCTCTATGCCTTCAAATGATAGGTCTAGCACAGAAGGAAGGAAAGATCTGTGCATGGATTGATGCAGAAATGTCATACGATAAGAAATGGGCAGAAAGTCTAGGTGTTGACTCATCAAAGCTTATTGTCTCGCAGTGTCGTACAATTAATGAAATGGTTGATATTGGTACTAACCTAATGAACGCTGGAGTTGATATAATAGTTATTGACTCTATTACTTCTTTATTACCCGCAATTTATTTTGAAAAGGACTCAGATGAACTTAAGCAACTTGAAAATACAAAACAGATTGGCGCAGAGTCTAGAGACTTTAGCAACGCTTGGAAAATGCTTAACTACGCTAACAATAAAGTTAAGCCAACTATGCTGGTACTTATTAGCCAGTCTCGTAATAATATTAGTGCTATGTATACTAGCCAGCAGCCTACTGGTGGTCAGGCTACTAAATTTTATTCTTCAACAGTCATTAAACTTTTTTCATCAGAATCAGACAATCAAGCGATTAAAGGTAAGATTCATGTTGGAGATAAGCTCATTGAAGAAAAAATTGGTCGCAAGATTCGTTGGGAACTACAATTTTCTAAGACTTCTCCTGGCTTTCAGTCTGGCGAGTATGACTTTTATTTCAGGGGAGATAATGTTGGTATTGATAGCATTGGCGATCTTGTTGATACGGCTGAAATGATGGGGATTGTAGAACGCACTGGAGCATGGTATGTATTGCCAGATGGAACTAAGGTGCAGGGTAGAGAAGGATTTGTCAATAGGGTTCGTGAGGATCTAGATCTACAAGATTCTATTAAGAATAAGATTTTAGATGTCTGAAAAATTTAAAATATTTTCAGGTAAGTTTCCATGCAAGACATGTGGAGAAGAAGTTACATCTGTAAGATTATGGAAAGAAAGTGCAGACCTGACATGGATGTGTTCTAGCAAACACCTGTCAAGGGTGCCAATTATTATGACAAGGAAAGACTTTGAGCGAAAGAGCGGAAAGTAAAAGAATTGGTGCTAAGCAGCACAAGAACTCTGGTCGTAATACACATAAAGGTGATGCAACCTGGAAAAACTTTACTGTTGACTTTAAGGAATGCTCTAAGTCTTTTACTCTAAATAAAGATGTATGGGCTAAGGCTGTTACTGATGCAATTAGAAATGGCAATGATCCAGCCATACTAGTTGTGCTTGGCGAGGGTAACTCAAAAATAAGATTAATGATAACAGAGTTTGAACTAATAGAACAAATAATAGGAGAAGACAATGAGTGAACAAACAACAATAGAAATGGTTAATGGACTATCTGAGATAGCTGATTATATGCAAGACGAAGAGCTTACCCAAGCCCTAACCTTCATTGCTAAGATTATTATCAAACCAGACATTCCTCTAAATGTAGCAACGGTAGAGATAGTTAGACTTCAGGCAATTGCAGCAAAGATGGCATTTAAGGCTACGTGGATGGCCAATGTTGATAAATCAGATCGTGGCAAGAAGAACCTTTATTATACGGCAGCAGAATCAATTAACAACTTGGTATCAGCACTCAAATATATTATGCGCTAACCTGGTATACTTATATAAACAAAGGAATATAATGACAAAGAATTTACTAAAGCAAATAATGATTAAAGAGGTTGAGACACCAGCACAGATTGATGCACAGGAGCTTGTAAAGGCTATTGAGGCTGGATATCTAGTTGGGCGTGAGCCTAAGCATACACAAAAGAAAACATTTGGTCCATCTACTATTGCCTACGGGCATGGAGAATGTCCACGATATTGGTACCTTGCATTTGAGGGAGCGGTATTTGAAGACAACTCTGATCCATACGCAGTAGCAAATATGACTAATGGAACTCTTGCTCATGGAAGAATTGAGACAGCGTTTAAGAACTCTGGTATTTCAATTGATTCAGAGTTTAAGATTTTTAATGATGATCCTCCAATTTTTGGTTATGTAGACAACTTTATTAATTGGAAGGGCGAAGAGGTAGTTGTTGAAGTTAAGACAACTAACAATGAAGTGTTTGAGTATCGCAAGCGTACAGGAAAGCCTAAGATGGGTCACGTTGTACAGATACTTATTTATATGAAGATTCTTAAGAAGGCAAAGGGTGTTCTTATTTATGAAAATAAAAATAACCATGAACTTCTTGTAATTCCAGTTGAGGTAAATGATCATTACCGTAAATGGATTGATGAAGCTTTTGAATGGATGAGAGTTGTTCGTAAGTCTTGGGAAGTTAAAGAGCTTCCAACAAAGAACTACAGATCAAACTCTAAGGTTTGTAAAAACTGTCCAATCAAAAAGGCATGTGATGAAGCTGGAGTAGGTGTTGTGAAAATAGCATCTCTGGAGGAACTGAGTGAAACTTTGTAGCAGATGTGATAATAGGTTTGATCCCAAGGTCAGTTATCAAATTTACTGCAGCCTTGAATGTCGTGACCTTGCTACAAAAGATAAGATTAAAGAAAGATATCAGGTAACTCGTAGACAAAAAAGGAAGGGGAAGGATCGCAGATGTTTAGGCGGATGCAATACTTCCCTTTCTATCTACAATGACTCTGGTTTTTGTGCTAATTGTAATGTAAGCAAAAAAGCAGTTGATAAGATGTTAAAAGAAATTAAAGGATTTATTGAGTATGAACAAGACTAAGTGGGGTGTTGCAATTATGCCTAAAAGAATTTGTGCTATTGATGCTAGCACTAATAGTCTTGCATTTTCAGTGTTTGATACATTTACAAAAAACATAGTAACGGTTGGAAAGATTAACTTTGAAGGAAAAGATACATACGAAAAGGTTATGGATGCAGGCAAAAAAGTAAAATCTTTTTTTGATATATACGGTGGGTTTGAAGCAATTATTATTGAGCACACAGTATTTATGAATAGTCCTAAGACTGCTGCAGACCTTGCCTTGGTTCAAGGAGCTATTCTTGGATCAGCAGGACAAACTGGAACACAGATTATAGGCAAGGTTTCTCCAATTACATGGCAAAACTTTATTGGTAACAAAAAGATATCAAAAGAAGAGCAACTTGTCATTAGGTCTACCAACCCTGGAAAGTCTGTTTCTTGGTACAAATCTTATGAGAGAAACCTTAGAAAAGAAAGAACAATAAGATTTATTAATACTATTTATGATAGAACTATTAGTGATAATGATGTTGCAGATGCTTGCGGTATTGGTCATTGGGCTCTGTCTAATTGGGATAAAGCAATTGGGGTTGACAAATAACACTATGGCTGCTAAACTATATACATCAGAAGTATGGCTAAAAAAACGATTTCTTATTGATAAGAAGTCACCAGAAGAAATTGCAAAAGAGTGTGGGGCAAGTGTAGAAACTATCTATGTTTATCTTGCTAAATTTGGACTAAGGAAGAGTAGGCGATGAATAAATTACAAAGAGTTGTTATTGGTCTTGGTGTTGCAGGAGCTGTTGGACTAACTTACGTCATAACAGCACTAAAGGGCATGCCAGAAGTATTTGATTGGGAAGATGACGAAGAGCAAATTCATGAGTGATAATTTAAATATTACAGTAGATCAGGTAAATCATCCACGTCATTATACAACAGACCCATCTGGTGTTGAGTGTATAGAGATTACTCGTCATCGTAATTTTAATATTGGTAATGCATTTAAGTATCTTTGGAGAGCAGGACTTAAAGATGAGTCAAAAACTATTCAAGATCTTGAGAAGGCAATCTTTTACATTAAGGATGAAATCAATAGACTAGAGGGAAAGTATGTCAACTGAAGAAGAACTAGTAAAGCATCTTGACATAATGAATGATGTTGTTAGCGAGTATCTAAAAGGTAGCGACCCAACAACCATATCAAAAGAGCTAGCTATTCCAAGAACTCGTGTTGTTGCATACATTGATGAATGGAAAGAAAAAACATCTAATAATACAGCAATTCGTGCTCGTGCTAAGGATGCACTTGCTGGAGCTGATGCACACTATAGTAAGCTTATATTAAAATCTTATGAAGTTATTGACGAAGCATCAATGACGAATAACCTTAGTGCAAAAACAGCAGCAATTAAGCTTGTAATGGACATTGAGTCTAAGCGCATTGATATGCTTCAAAAAGCTGGACTACTTGAAAACAAAGAGCTTGCCGAAGAAATGGTTGAAATTGAACGTAGACAAGAAGTGTTGGTAGGAATCCTTAGAGATATTGCATCAACACACCCAGATGTAAGAGACATAATCCTTCAAAGGCTATCAGCAATAGCAAAAGAGGGAGAAGTTTTAACTATAGTTTCTGTGGATATCAATGAATAGTTTAGACATGATTTCTATCTATGATGTACCAAACATAAAATTAGACTATGTTTTAGGTCATTGTTCAGAGCATGAATGGGCAGATGCAAGAGTTGCGGAGTCTAGATACAAAACAAACAATAAGCTTTCAGCAAAAGATATAAGGGATGCAAACGTTAAACGAATAGATGTTGAATTAAACGATCTGCTAAGAAAAGAAGTTGATTTTATTGTTAATGAGTATGCAATAAGACACAGCATTAATATAACTACTGGAGAAGGATATCACGTTGTCAGGTATGTTCCAGGACAATTTTTTGCAGAGCATATAGATTCTACTGAAGAATTTCCTAGAAAAATATCTGCAGTGCTGTACCTAAACGATAACTATGATGGTGGAACAATTACCTTTAGCAATCTTAATAAGTCATTTAAAGCAAAGTCAAACACTCTATTTGTATTTCCATCATCAGAAGAGTTTATTCATTCAGCAGACCCAGTTACTTCTGGCGTTAAGTATTGTATAGTTGGTTTTTGGTCATGAGTTTTAAAGAGTTCTTAGAAGTATTAAAGGAAAACCATTTTGTTGAACAGCCAGTAGATGCAAAAACATTTGTTGAGTCTCCAGATTATCTTGGCCAACCACCGCTTTCTGATATACAATACGACATAGTTGAAGCAATGAGTCAGATATATCGTAAAGAAGATGTAATGGATATTCGTGATGATGGTGAAGCATATTTTAAAAAGTACACAAAGAATGAGATCATTCTGCAACTTGGCAAGGGATCTGGAAAAGACTTCGTATCTACAGTAGCATGTGCATATGTAGTATATAAGATGTTATGTTTAAAAGATCCAGCAGTCTACTACGGTAAGCCTGCAGGAGATGCTATTGATATTATTAACGTTGCTATTAACGCTCAACAGGCTAAAAATGTTTTCTTTAAAGGGTTTAAGTCAAAGATTGAAAGATCACCCTGGTTTGCTGGAAAGTATAACCCTAAAGCAGATTCAATTGAGTTTGATAAGTCAATCACTGTTTACTCTGGTCACTCAGAGCGTGAATCACATGAGGGTTTGAACTTGTTTATGGCTGTGCTTGATGAAATTTCTGGCTTTGCATCAGAAGTAGCAACAGGAAATGAACAAGGAAAGACTGCGGACAATATATATAAAGCTTTCCGTGGTACCGTAGACTCTCGTTTTCCTGATCTTGGTAAGGTAGTTTTGCTTTCATTCCCACGCTATCCAGGTGACTTTATTTCACAAAGGTACGATGCAGTAATTGCTGAGAAAGAAATTGTAGATAGATCACATAAGTTTATTATTAACGAAGACCTACCAGAAGATAACCCAGACAACTTCTTTGAGATTGCATGGGAAGAAGATCATATTATTTCATACAAGATTCCAAAGGTATTGGCATTAAAGCGACCAACATGGGAAGTAAACCCTACCAGACAGATTGATGACTTTAAGATAGCATTCCTAACAGACTTAGGAGATGCAATGATGCGCTTTTTGTGTACACCAACCTACGCATCAGATGCTTTCTTTAAGCAAAAGGATAAACTTATTAACTGTATGACTTTAACAAATCCTGTGGATAGTTTTAGAAGGTTTGCAGAAAACTTTAAGCCAGACCCAGACAAGCAATATTACATTCACGCTGACCTTGCACAGAAGCACGATAAGTGTGCAGTTGCTATTGCTCACGTAGATAAATGGGTAAATATCCAGGTAATTAAAGATTATGAACAGGTAGCGCCCATAGTTGTAGTAGATGCAGTAGCATGGTGGGAACCAAAGGCAGAAGGACCCGTTAATCTATCTGAAGTAAAACAATGGATTATTAATCTACGCAGACAAGGTTTTAATATTGGTATTGTTTCATTTGACCGTTGGCAGTCATATGATATTCAGCAAGAGCTAAAGCAGGTAGGAATAAGAACTGATACTGTTTCTGTTGCCAAAAAACACTACGAAGATTTAGCAATGATGGTCTATGAAGAGCGTATTGCTATGCCCATGATTCCCTTGCTTCTGGAAGAAATGTCAGAGCTTAAGATCATGAAGGGTAATCGTGTAGATCACCCTAGAAAGAAGTCTAAGGACTTGGCAGATGCTGTTTGTGGGGCAGTATTTGGTGCCATTTCTCATACCCCAAAGGAAATGAATATTGAGATAGAGATTCATACCTGGGGATCTGCGGATAAAGTTGCAAGACAGCAGAGAGCTATGGTAGAATTGGAAGACAGGCAAATGCCTGAAGATGTCAAGAGTTTTCTTGATAACCTAAAACTAATATAACAAGGAGAAAAATGAATTCATTTAAGAAGATCGCCCTTGCCGTGGCTGCAGCCATGACTTTGGGAACTGTCGCAGCAGCACCTGCGAATGCAACGGTAATGACTGTTGCAGTAACGCTAAACTCTGTAGCAAATACAACTAATGGTGTAATTGCTACACCTGCTTCATTGCCAGTCCCAGAGGACAACACAATTGATGCAGCAGATGCATTGCGCTTTGTAGCAACAGTTGCAACAGGAACATCAGTTACTGCTTCAGCAACTAACGCAACAATCGTGTCTGCACTACACACATCAGCAGCACCAGTAGGAGCATCGTCAGGATCATCATCTTTGACAATTGCAACAGGTACTGGAAATACTGCAACATTTTTTGTCTACACAAAGACAACAGCAATTGGTACAGTTGTAATCAACAACGGTGGAACAACTCTTACATACTATGTACAGGGAACTGCTGGAAAGATCAACAACCTAACAGTATCTGCTCCATCAGCAGGAGCTGCTGGTACAAAGCATGATATTCTAGTTACAGCAACAGATGCATTTGGTAACAAGGTATCTGGTAAGTCAATTACAGCAGCAGTGTTTGCTGCATCAGCAACACTAGATACAGCAACAGTAACAACTGGTGCAACACTTTCAGATTTTGGAGTTGCAAAGTTTACTGCAACACTACCAGCAACTGGAACACGCTCACTTATTACATTTGCTCCAACAACATCTTCTGATGCAACATCTGCAGACGTAGTTGGACTTCCTGCTCGTACACTTTCACCATTTGCAGAAATTGCAGTTCGTGATCTAGTTTCAGAGCTTGCTGCTGAGAAGGCAGCACTTGCTGCTGAGAAGGCTGCACATGCATCTACAAAGGCTCAGCTTGAAGCAGAAGTTAAGGCTAAGTCAGAACTAGCAGCAAGCCTAGCAAAGGCTAATGCTGACCTACTAAAGGCAACAGCAGAGGCAACTGATGCAAAGAAGGCAGAAGCAGATGCTCTAAAGGCACTTGCAGATGCAGGCGTTGCTGCAGATAAGATTATCGCACAGTTCAAGTTGGAGCTGGAAGCAGCTAATGCTTCACTTGCAACAGTTACTGCAGAACTTGCAGAACTAAAGGCTTCACATGCTAAGGCACTTGCTGATCTAAAGGCTACATCAGATAAGGCACTTGCAGATGCCAAGGCTGCTGCAGATAAGGCAGTTGCAGATGCTGTAGCAACAGAAAAGGCAACAGGTGCAAAGGCACTTGCTGATGCAAAGACTGCATCAGATGCTGCTCTTCTTGCTAAGGATGCACAGATTGCTAAGTTGACTGCAGATAATGCTGCAGCGATTAAGTCCATGAAGGCTGCATTTAACAAGTTGGCCACTCAGTGGAACAAGAAGAATCCAAAGGCTAAGGTTGCTTTAGTTAAGTAACAATAACTTAAAAGTTTGGGAGTCAGGAAACTGGCTCCCTTTCTTTTTGCCTATATGTCTAACTGAATAATTTGATATAATAGGTGTGAGGAGAGTACACCACTTGAAAAAGCTCTTGCGTATATTTACAGTTTCTACCCTTGCCTTTGCTTGGCTTCTTATAGCCCCTACAGAGGCCCACTCTGACGATCCACTAACAGTTGCTGCTCAGCAAATTGAGGAACTAAACAACAGCATAGACGACCTTGGATACAAGGATGAATTTATATCCTTAATCCAAGAAGCAGAAGACAAATATGATCTTGCCGTATCTGCAGAAGAAGCCAAGACACAAACCTCTGTCCTATATGATGACTCCCTTGACGCAGAAACCACGGCACTTGAAGAAAAAGATTTAGCCCAATCAGCGGTAGATGGACAAACAGCCACAATAGCCACTGCCCTAACTAATAAGAATAATGCACTAGATGCACTTGAAGTAGCCAACATTAATCTACAAACAGCACAATCTAACATGCAGTCTGCTGGAGGAACAGGTTTGGAATACACTGTTTATACTCTTGTTAGACAGGGTAATGTCGCTACCCCAGGATCTGTGATTTGTTCTGGTACTTGGAACTCAAGCCACATGCAACTACCAGTTTGTGGTAACAGATACGAAAACTTTATAGTTAAGTTCACTGGTCAAATAACAGTACCGTCTTGGTTCACATCAACCTACTTTGCAGGATATACAGATGATGGGTTTAGAATGTATGTTGATGGGCAACTTGCCGTTGATAACTGGGTAGAGCAAGGTGCTACATGGAGCGACTATTCTCCAGCATATGATGTTAGTGAAGACAAGACTTTAGATGTAGAAATATGGTGGTATAACGGCGGAGGCCCAGGTTCATATCATCTTGGATGGGCAATTCCTGGAGGATGGACTGGAGCAGGATGTGACTATGCTGGAAATCCAAGAGTCTGGGGACAAAATTTTAGCTGTAACCTTAATACATTTTCTTCTGGACCAGGTGCAACACAGGAGCAGATAAATGATTATAACCAAGCACTTGCTACAAAGAACTTAGCACAAGATGTATATAATGACAAACTAAATATTTATAATCAAGCAGTTTCAACATTAAATAATTATAATCAAACATTAATTAATAAAACAAACGAATATAACAACGCAGTTTTAAATGTTGCCACTGCATTGCAAAATAAAAATAATGCTGAAGATGCATACGAGCAGTCAATAAATAATCTTAATAGTGCGATTGATAACGCATGGCGTTACTATGAAGAACAATTACAAAGAGAGATTCAGTCTGCTATTGCTCAGGCAGCAGCTAACGCTGCAGCCAATCAGCCTACTCCAGAACCAACTCCAGAGCCTACCCCAGAACCCACCCCAGAACCAAGTCCTGAACCTACAGATGATCCATCTCCAAAGCCTACAGAAGAGCCTACAGATGAGCCAACAGAGGAACCAAGCCCTGAGCCTACAGAAGAGCCTACAGAGGAACCAAAGCCTAGTCCTACGCCAAAGCCATCTCCTGAGCCTACAGAAGAGCCTACAGAAGAGCCTACAGAAGAGCCTACAGAAGAGCCTACAGAGGAGCCAACTCCTGAACCTACAATAGAACCTACACCAGATCCAGAACAAACTCCAGAACCAACTCCAGAGCCTACTGAGGAACCCACAGAAGAGCCTACGCCTGAACCTTCACCAGAACCAGGACCAGATCCTGAGCCTGAAGAAAACCCATGGACTGAGCCAGATGTAGAAATTAAAGATGAAGTTTTAGCAGAACTTATTCCTGAAAAGGGTACTGGGACAGCAGAAGACTTGTCTGGAGTTATTGCTAACCTTACAAGCAAGGATAATAAGTTAGTTACTCTTTCCCCTGAACAAATTACAGCAGTAAGTCAAACACTCAAAGCATTGACGCAAGAAGCAAAAGTAGAAGTTGCAGAAGACCTTGGTATTAAGCCGTCAGAAGTTGCACAGATTGCTGAACAGATGAAGTCTAACCCAGCACTTGCCGAAGCATTTGTTGAGTTTACTGACAGAGCAGAATCAGCAGGGGATACACCAATGCCATTTACATTAGCAGATGCAGTAACAGAAGTACAAACAGAAGCATTTTTAGCAGACCCAATTGGAGCAGTACTTGAGGTGGACGTAGCAGAATTACTATCTAATTTCTCTGAATTAGGTAGCGATATGACAGATGATCAGAGAGAAAAGGCCCAGGAAGTCATTATTCCAGTAATCATTGTTTCACAGATTGCAAACGTAATGATTGGGATGAGGAGATAATATGAAAATAATCAAAAAAGTTGTGAAGGGATTCTTCACATGGCTGAAAGACGCTGGAGTTGAAGTAATCGCACAAGCTTTTACTCTTCTTGGTTTCTTTATAGCATGGCTAACATTAACAGGATCAGCCAGAGACATTGTTGGGATTGCAGTTCTTGCAACCACAGTTGTATGGCTAATCACAATACCACTACGAAAGGAAAAATAAAATGGCAACTAGAAAAAAGGTAGTAGAAGCTCCAAAAAAGGAGCACCCACAAAAAGCTTTGACAAATGTTTTGATGCGTATCGTAGCAGTCTTTGCTGCTTCTGGTCTATCAGTACTTGGTGCTGGAGCAGTAGTAGGAATTGATACAATTCAGGCAGTAATGCTTGCAGGTCTATTAGGAGTGGCAACAGTTATTGAAAGACTGGCACGAGCTTTTTTGGACGATGGCAAGCTTACTATCGCAGAAATAAATGATGCATTTAAAACTGTAGATAAAAAAGCTAATTAGTCATATTTTAGGTTAATTGACACTCGTGCCTACCTCTGGTATACTGGTAATACAGTAAACTTAGGGGTAGGCATGACTTGTATTGCAGGAATAATGAAGGATGGTAAGGTATACCTTGCTGGAGAACGTGGTGCCTCTGAGGGTAGCTACATAGTACCAATTGATAAACCAAAGGTATGGAAGTCAGGACCTTATGTTTTTGGTTTTGCAGGAACATTTGATGGACAAATTATTCAATACAACTTTGTACCACCTGCATTAGAAGGCAATCCTGATAAATTTATGCATGGTAAATTCTTAAAGTCACTAAAAGCTTTTTATACTGAGTGGGATATTGGCGGTAAAGACAGTGAGCTATCGCTATTAATTGGAGTAAAAGGAAAGCTGTATGAACATGATGCAGATGGCCTTACATTGGTTTCCTATGACAGAGATTTCTGTGCTATAGGATCTGGGGCAGACTTCGCTATGGGTTCTCTTCATGCTACCCAAAATCATAAAGATCCCAAGCGTCGTCTGACTCTAGCATTAAATGCAGCGGTTGCATACAGTACATCTTGTATTGGTCCAGTTGACATACTTCAGGGATAGGTATATACTTATAATATGAACGAAGAGTTTGAAGAAATATTAAAAGATATTCAGGCATTAGAGTCTGACTATGATGAATTTGAAATCTGGATGGAAAATGGAATCAAGCGTGGCTGGATTACAGAACCATTTTGTAACACACACGAAGGTGACAGTTACATGACAGATGAAGAAATGCAAGAATGGGAAGAGGGCGGAGACCCTTGTCAAGTAGTTTTTAAAATCAAACAACAATAACAAACAAAAAAGGGGTAACAAAATGAAGAAACTAGTAATCGTAGCACTATCAGCAGTACTTGCACTAATGGCAGTTGAGCCAGCACAGGCACAAGATCAAAAGGTATTGGCAATCATTGACACAGCAGTAGACTCTGCAAAGATTCCATCCGTAATTTATGAAGCATGCTTCACTGTAAACCGTTCTTGCCCAAATGGACTAGCGTTCATGGAGGGTGTTGGTTCAGCAAATTCAAAGGTATGGCCTGCAAACATTGGTAATGCTACGTATCATGGTCATAACATGACACAGGCAGCTTTAGCAATCAATCCAAACATTAAGATTGTATTTGTTAGAATTGCAGACATTACGGCACAGGGTAACTCAGGAAACCAGCCACAGTCTTTAGCCTTAGCAATTGACTGGGTATCAAAGAATGCATCAAAATATAGTATTGATGCTGTATCTATTAGTCAATCAGGTACATCAAAAAACAACCTATTGGCTTGCACATCAGATACTAATACTATCAATGCTGTAGCATCTTTAAAGGCACAAAATATTCCAACTTTTGCTGCAACTGGTAACGATAGATCAGACAAAATCGTTGGCTTTCCATCTTGTGTCGTTGACGTAATCGGTGTTGGCTCATTGCAAAGTTCTCAAGTAAACCTGGTTCCAAGTACAAATCGTGGTCCTGGACTTGATCTTGTTACACGTGGAGATATTCCTGTAACAATGTATAACGGAGTTGTATCAACTTATGCAGCTTCTCAAACTTCTGGAGCTACCGTAGTAGCAGCAACAAAGTATGTAACTCTAAATCAATCAAAAACTTTTGGAGATTTTTTATCTTCTTTGCCAAAAGTTTTAGGGTATGTATTTATTGCTAGATAAAGGTTTTGGTCTGTAGCTCAGTTGGCAGAGCGGGGCACTGTTAATGCCCATGTCGCAAGTTCAAGTCTTGCCAGACCAGCAATGTAATAGTTAGGAGAATCAGATGTCATACATTAATCCAGTTGATAAAAATAAAGAGAATTCTTATCTCTTTACTAAAAATGGCTATGTTAAAGTATCTAATGCATTAACACAAAATGAAGCAAATATTCTTGCTAATGCAATATATTTTGATTCAATTTCAAACCCAAACATTAAAAATGACATTATAAGTCCTCCTACACAGGTTGGCTATGCAAACCCTATTACAGAATCACTACTTGTAGCAATGCATCACACAGTTGAGCTGGCCACAGGACTTACTCTTTCACCAACATATTCATACCACAGACTATATAAAACTGGAGATTACCTCAAAAAACACAAAGACAGGTTTGCTTGTGAGATATCAGCAACAGTTAACCTAGGATGTTTTTATAATACAGATGATAAAAATTATAGTTGGAATATTTGGGTAGATGGAAAAGAAAATATTACGCTCCCTGGAGATATGGTAATTTACAAAGGTGTTAGTCTAGAGCATTGGCGTGAACCATTTGATGCACCTGTTGGATCTTGGCAGGCACAGGCATTTTTGCACTATGTTGATGTAAATGGTCAGTATGCTGATTTTGCATTAGATGGAAGGCCAGGTATTGGATATCCTGACAAGTATAGTAAAGTTCCAGATGGAAGGAAATATTGGCATGACTGAGGTTAATTTTCTAGATCTTTTTTCAAGGTCTTTAAAAAAAATGAGTTCCAGAGACCCTGGAAGAACTATAATGTTAAATGATAACAGACAAATATATTATGAATATAATTCATATGGCTATAGGTCTGAAGAATTTAAAGATCAAAAGGTTTTGGTTTTGGGATGTTCTCAAACCTTGGGTGTTGGTCTACCTATAGAGTATACATGGCCATTCTTACTCTCAGAAAAAACAAATATGCCATATATCAGCTTAGCAAAAGGTGGCGACAGCATGCAAGCACAAGTAATAAAAGCATTTCAATTTTTTAAAGAATTTTATCATCCAGAATATATACTTGGTGTATTTCCAATGTCAAGAATGGAGATGCCATATGTAAAAGATATTTTTGGTGTAGATAAAAAGCCAAACATTTCTGATCAAGATAGAGCGTATATACAAAACATATTTATTAATAATAGTAAAATTGAAAAGTTTTCAAAGCTACCACATAGTGGAGATGAGGTAATTCCAGAAGAAGTACCAATTTTTTATAATTTGATGTTTATGAAGATGTTAGATCAATATTGTAAGACTAACAATATTAAACTTTTGTGGACTTCTTATAATGATACATCGTATTCTGATATTCTTTATAGAATCAATTTAGATAGTTACTTTTTAGGTGATTTTATTAATGACGGGAAAACTAGGACATGTCATCAAGAGTACGCTGCAGATCTTTTTGACTTTGCTGCTGACGATAAGCTTGGTCATCCTCACTGGGGACTACATCAACAAATACACCTTGTTGAATCATTTCATAGTATGCTATAATATAATTGTATTGCCTACGGGGATACATTAACTTATTCGCTTGAAAGGGGAATAAAATGGTAGTAACACATGCAATGGATCTATTCAATGATCCTTTTTTTATTGGCTTCAACAGAGAGCTAAGTCGCCTAAATACAGCACACAAAACAAACTCACAGTCATACCCTCCGTATGATCTTATCAAACTAGATGAAGATACGTACAAGATTTCACTGGCTGTCGCTGGTTTTTCAAAAGAAGATATTGATGTTTCAGTAGATAATGGAACATTAATTATCAAGGGTGAGATTGTTGAGGTTGCAAATGTAGAGGTAGTTCATAAAGGTATCGCAGGTAGAAAGTTTGTAAGGTCTTTTGCTCTTGGAGAATACATGGAAGTGACTTCTGCAGAGCTAAAGGATGGAATGCTACACATTAATGTAGTACGCATTGTTCCTGAAGAAAAGAAGCCTAAGACAATCAAAATCAAGTAGTACAATATAAATGTCCCCACACAGGACCTTAGTGATGGATTAGTTACCCATTGGATAGAGACCGTGGCGCAAGTCAGGTGAATTGCCTGTGTGGGGCTTAATATTTGTTGATATAATTAAAGTCTATGACTGACAAAGAGTTGGTTCACTACAACAAGCAACAGTTTAAAAAAAGACTGTCTGAAATAAAAGAGTCATCTGGCTGTGTAGACTGTGGCGTTAATAATCATATAGTTTTAGATTTTGATCACCTGCATGATAAAAAATATAACATCTCAAGAATGATTCATGATGGATTTTCTTGGGCAGCCATTAAAAAAGAAATAGCAAAGTGTGAGGTAGTCTGTGCTAACTGTCATAGAATAAGAACTCATTATCGTTTGACACACAAAGCCTCCTAATGCTATAATAGATAGATACCTATAGGAGGGTAAAATGGCAACTAAAGGATCACTAGAAGCAATCATTGATATTGCAAAGAAAGAAGTGGGCACGATTGAAGGCCCAAAAGATAACGAAACAAAGTACGGTGCATGGATAAAGGTTAACTTCCAACCATGGTGCCAGTCATTCGTTTCTTGGTGTGCGTTTACTGCGGGAGTAAAATCATTCCCTAAGTCAGCATCAACAGTAGCAGCAGCAGACTGGTTTAAGAAGGCTGAGCGTTGGTCAGATGCTCGTAACGATGACCCACAAGCAGGAGACTGGATTTATTTTGATTTCCCAGATGATGGTGTAAATCGTATTTCACATGTTGGTCTTTGCATTAAGAACAATGGAGATGGAACTATACAAGTTATTGAAGGAAATACATCTGGAACTGCAAAGGGAGATCAGCGTAATGGTGGTATGTGCGTAGAAAAGACTCGTGCATATGTAAAGAACAATAAGAAGAAGCTAGTTAATGCTGTAGTTGGTTGGGGCCGTCCAGTTTATACTGGTGAAGAGAATACCCCACTACTAAACAAGTTGGCAGCAACACCTGTTAAAGCTACAACTGCAGATGCTGCAAAGAAATCAGCAAAGACTGTAGCAAAGAAGTCTTCTGGCGGAGGAAAGGGTTCAGTGGCTCTATAATGGAATCAACTAAAAGAACACTATTAAAAACAGCAAGTTGGGAAACTTTTCACCTTGTTGGAGTTGCTGGAGTAATTTATTTATTTACTGGTGAGTGGGAGTATGCAAGTCTTGGTGCTCTTCTTTACATTGGTTGGGAAGCACTTGGATATTTCTTACATGAAAGAGTCTGGGCTAAGTTTGGTAACAAGGTTAAGTGATTAATCTTGTTAAACTCAATTAAGCCAACATATACGCTTGCTGGTGTAATTGCTATATATGAAGATGTTTGGGATGGCTTGGCTGAAGACCTTATTACTATAAGTAATATATCTTCAGACCAAGAATCTCAAGTATATTTTTCAAAAGGAAAAGTTAAAAGTGAAGAAGAAAATGCTAACCTTGGAATACATAAAGTAAGAACAAACTATTCACTTTCTTTGAAAAAAGCCTCAGAGACAGATAAAGATCTAAAAAATATAAATGAAAAGTTTAATAAAATTCTTAATGTATACTTGTATAGTTATCGTTCAATGTTTAATATAAATGAAACATTTTTTTACACAGAGAGCAATAGCTTATTAAAATATACAGATTCACAGTACTACAAAGCACATTACGATGGAGATACATCATCTAGAAGGGTGGTGTCTCCCATAGTTTATTTAAATGAAGACTACGAGGGGGGAGAGATTGAGTTCGTTAACTTTGGAATAAAGATTAAGCCAAAAGCTGGGTCATTATTGGTGTTTCCGTCTAATTATGCTTATAGACATATAGCACACCCAGTTACATCTGGTGAAAAATATGCCATTGTTACATGGATTCATGATTGTTAATTATGCCAGTTTATGAATATGACTGTATGCCTTGTGCAAAACGGTACACAAAAGAAAGATCTATTAAGGAAAACGATCCTGGTTATACATGTGAAACTTGCAATGCTAGCTTAGTTCGTGTATACTCTAATATAGGAGCAGTTTTTAACGGTAGTGGTTTTTATTCCACTGATAATAGAAAGTAAAGGTATACTATGACTACAATGATTAAAGATGAGACTGTTAAGCCAGAATGGATCTTGAAAGCAACAGACCGTTGTGATTCTTGTGCAGCAGAAGCATTAGTTCAAGTAACAGGCATTGAGGGAATACTAATGTTTTGTGGACATCACTATAATAGCATCATGAACAATCCAGATAGTTATAAGAAAATGATGTCTTTTGCAATAACAATACTTGATGAGCGTGACAAGCTTATTGAAAACAAAGCAACAGAGGAACCACACGCATGATCATTCAGATCATAGGTCTTCCAGGTTCTGGTAAAACAGAATTAGCGAAGGCACTAAAAGAACGCATAAATGCTATTCATCTTAATGCAGATGAGGTTAGAGCAACAGTAAACTCAGACTTAGGTTTTAGTGCAGAAGATAGACTTGAGCAGGCTCGTCGTATGGGAGAAATGGCTCGTCTTATTGCAAAACAGGGGGTTGCTCCAGTTGTTGTTGACTTTGTATGCCCTACAGATTTAACTCGTGCAGCATTTGGTAAGCCAGACATTCTTGTATTTATGGATACACTTGCTGAGGGTAGGTTTGAAGATACAAACAAAATGTTTGAAAGACCAACAAGTTTTGATGTAGCATTCATCAGTCATAATTTAAACGCTGATGCAAAGGCATCGCATATTATTCAAAAGTTTAAACTTCATGATTGGTCAGCTCCAACGACTTTAATGCTTGGTCGTTATCAACCATGGCACGAAGGACACCATGCCCTTTATAAGGAAGCTGGAAAGAGAACTGATCAAGTGCTTTTGGGTGTCCGCAATACCTACAACACAAGCGAAAAGGATCCACTGACATTTGATGAGGTCAAGGGATATATCGCTAGGGATGAGTTCATGGATGGTGCATTAGTCCTAAGACTACCTAACATTACTAACATTGTTTATGGTCGTGATGTTGGGTATAAGATTGAACAAGTAGATTTGGGGGCAGACATTCATGCTATATCGGCTACGCAAAAGCGTAAAGAAATGGGTATATAAAGTTTATAGTTCTTTAGCCAAGGGTCCCAAGAACATGGAGTGGCCATCATGAATGTAACCAAACAAAGGTCAGCATTAAAGTCTATTACATGGCGTATAATTGGTACAGCAGATACTTTTGTAATATCTTGGGCAATAACAAAAGAGCCAGTTACGGCTGGAGCAATTGCAAGTTTTGAGGTATTTACAAAAACAATCCTTTATTACTTCCATGAGCGTGGTTGGAATAAAGTTAAATGGGGGAGAAAATAATGTATGAATACTATGTAAGAAAAGTAGAGAATGTAGTAGATGGAGATACCATTGACGTTCTTATTGATTTAGGGTTTGATATCCTATTTGCATCTCGTGTAAGACTGGCTGGCATTGATACCCCTGAGTCTCGCACAAAGGATCTTAAAGAAAAAGCTCTAGGACTTGAGTCCAAGGAGTATTTAAAAAAGGCTTTAAAGGATGCCAAGTCTGTTGTGATTAAGACTGAGAAAATGGATTCATCTGAAAAGTATGGTCGCATTTTAGGATGGGTATATATTAATGGAGACACAGAATCTCTTAATGACATGATGATTAATGACGGTTATGCATGGGGATACTTAGGTGATACGAAGGTAAAAGATTTTGATGCTCTTGCAAAGGCTAGAAAGAAGTCTGGCAAGTGAGTCACGTATTATACTTTACTGCTGAGTGGTGTAATCCTTGTCAGCGTACCAGACCAATAGCAGAAGAGCTAAAAAAAGATGGAGTAATTGATTTTATTTTTGTTGATGCAGATACGGAAATAGAGCTACTTAAAAAGTTTGGTATCAAGTCTGTACCAACATACATACTTCTAGAAGATGGAAGAGAAGTAAAACGTATGAATGGTGCAAAGACTCGTCAAGAGTTCCTGGACTTTGTAGATGTTTGATGATGACTCTATTAGTAAAATAATAGATAACCTTATTCTTGAGGGTGGCATAGAGGTCGCTGGTGTAGACCCTGATACTGGTGAAATGTTATACTCTTTTACTCCAAAGGTCAAAGAAATAATGCCAGAGTTGTATCATGACCACCTTAACTTTGTTAATGCTGAGCTTATGGTGCTTTGGGAAAAAGGATATGTTGACATAGACTTTCTTCAAGATGACCCTCTAATATCATTAACTAAAAAATCTTATAACCAAGAAGAGGTCGCAAAGCTTTCCAAACAAGAGAAGTGGTCTCTTCAAGAGCTAAAAAGAGTCGTAAAGCCCAAAGAATTCTGATATAATCTTTATATGATAAAAGAAGGCGACTTTGTTATGGGCACAACATCTGAGGGTCTTGTCCATGGTGTTGTAGAACATATTATGGTTGAGGGTGGGGTATACGGAGTTCCTGGAACAGAGTATGCAATTCAGTCTATGCCACCAGAAAATCCAGCAATGGCTGTTAGAATTTATGAAGAAGAAGATGGTAAGTGGAAGCCAACCGCATACAGTATTGGCATGATGTATCAGGATGCAACTATAGCAGATATGGAAAATCATACAATGGATTCAGAGGTAGAGATGGCTATGTACGACTCATCAATTGGCAAATCTCATTGTTGCCCAGCAGAGGCATCAATTGGTAAAGCATATCAAGGTTGTGGATGCGAAACATGCAAAGAGCTAAATGTTGATTGCCCAGAATGTCCAGTTTGTCAAGATGAAATGAACAAGAAAGCACCATGTTGGGATGGATATGTACAACGTGGAATGAAGCCTGGAGAAGGCGGTAGGATGGTTCCTAACTGTGTTCCAGTAGCAAAAGCAGATGACTTGTTTGAAGATGATGACACAGTTGAATACGATACAGATACAGTATCAAAAGCAGAAGGTTACTCACCACCTGCTGGTGCAAGATCTGCAGCTCGTAGAGCACTTAAGTTTAAAGAAGATGGCAAAGCAACTGGTGCAGGAACTGCAGTTGGTTGGACTCGTGCAGGGCAGTTAGCAAGAGGAGAAACAATATCTCTTAGCACTGTTAAGAGAATGTACTCATACTTCTCACGCCATGAAGTAGATAAGAAGGGTAAGGACTGGGGCAACTCAGCAAACCCATCTAATGGATACATCATGTGGCTTGCATGGGGTGGAGACGCAGGTTACTCATGGTCAAGAGGAATTGCTAATCGTGAAAGAGATAAAGCATTGTTTGCTGACTTTGGTAAAGACTACACAACGTCTCAATCACTGACACACATATTTAAGCCAACAGAAAATGGTAATATCTAATGCCAAAGAAGAAATCTGGATCATTTAATCCAACACAGATTAAAAACGGAAAGATTGTTCGTTTAAATAAAAACGGTACAATTAAATCTATTATTGATAATTATACTGTTAAGCATCCTAAAAAGGAAAACTAATGATTGAGTTATTAGCTATCAGCTTGACATTGATAGTGGTATGCTCTATAATTATAGTAGCAGTAAAAAAGAAGGATAAGTACTTTTCTAAGGTAGTATATACACAAAGTGATATACACAAAATAGTAAAGAACTTTATCCCTAATGATCTTTTTGAAAAGCCAAAACCGCTTTCTCAAGCAAGAAAGCATTTGAAAAACAATACGGTTAGGGTTTTGATAATAGAAGATCATGCATATTGGGTTCATGACAATATGTTTTATACAGCTGATACTGTTGAAGGATTGGTTAATCCAGAAACTGTAAGGCCAATTGATACAAACAATATGTCAAATCGGGATATTGATAAGATGCTATTCATTTTGGATAGTTTAAAGAATGGAAATTCTGATGATAGTAGCGGTGCATGGAACAACTGACTTTGATGATTATCAAGTCTTTCTTCGTGCTATGGGTGTCGCTCTTTCTGGAATGCAAGATGGGGACAAAGAATTTTTAGTTTACTCAGCAGGACCTGCTGCAGTTAACTCTTTTGTTTCTGAGTTTTGTAATCTTTCAGAAAGAGGTATGAAGTCTCGTGGACGAAAGATTAAGTTTATACAGGTGCCTACATGGTACATTGAAGAAAATATCAAGAGTGTCAACTATCTTGCTTTTCTTAGTAAACCTAAGCAGCCTGTATCTAAACTTGTTACGACTGCAGAACAAAATAACATTGAAGTTGGAATTTTCCGATACTAAAGGGGTAAAAATGATTATAAATAATTTAAACACAATGGAAAAGATTGTTGCAAAGAACTACAATCTACATTGGGATGGCTGGACAGTTGTAGAAACAAAGCAATCTGATATGGCAAAGACAGCTATCAATGGAATCTATCGTAATGGAAAATGGTTTTTAGCTAAAAACTTTGTACCTGATCGCAATGGGTGGGATATTCCAAATAGATATAAGGTATAAATATGAAACAACACTTATGGAAAGATGAAGGACGTTGTTTTGATTCAGATACTAATTTATTTTTTGATAAATACGAAGAAGATGAATCTTTAAGACCAAAAATAGATTCCTTATGTCAGTCATGCCCAGTTCAAAGGGTATGTTTTGCTAACGGTGTGTCAGGCAAAGAGTGGGGTGTTTGGGGCGGTATATACTTAGAGAACGGTGAAATATCCAGAGAGTTTAGTAGACATAGAACTAAAGAAAAATGGGGTCAAATGTGGACAAGTCTAACAATAGAAAAGAAGTAACTAGTTTTGAGTCAATATGCTCAATACTAGGTGAACTATGGATGGACTATAAGTCAGATAAATACTTTAAGGATTTTATTGAATATAACGATATTGGACTTCCAATTGCATTCCTAGTTGACAACGATCTTGTTGAGCCAAATGAACTTGCAACACAGTATGTTTATGAAACATGGGATATATTTCTTGCAGCGTTAGAAGTTGATGAAGACATGGGCTGGGAAACACTTGAAGAAGTATTTAATTTTGTTGATAAGAAAAAGGATTAAAGTAAATGTACACTGATTCAATGCGTAGAGCATTTCACTCTATTACTGCTCCTAAAGGTTTTTCAGTAAAACTAATAGACAATGATCATTTCCTTACAATCAAACTTAATGAGTATGACTTTATTTCTATGAATCATGATGAAAAAATAAAAGCATTACAGTATGTTGTTCAGCTTAAGAATGCTCTTGAGATGGAGGGTGCAATTGTGTTAGTATCTAGGGAAGCGGTAAAATAAATGGATTTAACTACAATGATAATTGGACTATTGCTTGTTGCTGTTAGTACGGCATCAATTTTATTGACATTAAAGGTTATTCTGCTTAGACAAAGAATGTTAACCCTAGCTATGTCTTTAGTAAAGGTGCAAGATGTTTTTAATAGCACTAAGCAACAAGAGTCTGACAACGACGTGCACAAAGAAAACTTTATCAAGTTTTTATCTGACTCTCGTGATTGGGCATACGAATATATTGAAGATGTTCAGTCTGGTCTTAAAAAGTTTGTTAATGAAATTGAGCCAGAGATCGCATACTTTGATGAGTATGGGTTAGTAGGAGATGCTTATCCACACTATCACTCAATGAAAAAAATATCACAAGAGTATAAAGAGCTAAAAAAACTTTTACCATCTGAGGAGGAAAAATGAAAGACATATTCCTGTCAATACTTACAGGTTTTGGTTGCGGTGTAGTATTTGCTGCATTTAAGCTACCAGTTCCAGCACCACCAGTTTTTGCTGGTGTCGCTGGCATCATTGGTTTATGGCTTGGCTACTACATACTTTCAGGATATATGAGATAATAGATACATGAACTTCTATTATTTTGGTGGTAATTTTAACCCTGGTGAAATAACCAGATTAGAACAAAGCCATTTTGATGGAGTCATGTTTGTATACGATGCAGTAATTGGTGATGTGTTTACACATATTGCAAGAGATATTAGAAAAAATGAAAAGATAAAATACTTGGTTGCAATTAGACCATACGCTATATCTCCACAATATCTGTGCATGATTAATAAATCAATTAATCAAATAGCGCCCAATAGATTACAGATAAATTTAATATCTGGATATATAAAAAAACATGAAGAAGAATTTGGTGGTATATTAGGTGATGTAAGAGATGATTCAAGTCGTATTGATAGATCAAACTACATGATAGATTATGTTAAAATGTTAAATACTATGCCTGGAAACAAAAGGAAAAAGCCTTTAGACTTTTATGTTTCTACAACTAATGAATATGTATTTAATGCAACATCAGAATACAACAACAAAATAATTCTTCCATATAGAGATTATAAAAATGGGTACTGGACATTAATTACTGAAAACGAACAACAAGACAATGGCAGTAGTTTTGATATTAAAGGAAGAAATATAATGTTGGCCATAACGCCAATAATAAGAAAGACACATGAAGAGTTAGACTTGTCTGAAGATTACGGTAAAAGACCAATTTGGAAAGATGGTGAAAAGAATGGTCAAGTCACTGACATTGAATACTTTACCCACGAAGAGTTTGATATTTTTATAAAAAAATTAGAATCAGAGGGTATTACTGAAATATTAATGAATGGACATCAACCACAAGAAAGAGAAAATCTTATATCTTTTATAAAAGAATACAGAGAATTGGGGTTATCTAAAACATAGGTAGCTTCATTATGATCAGAATATGATCATATATCCTAGGAGGAAAAACATGAATACAGAACAACTAAAAGCACTACTATCTTCATACGGAAGATCAGTTCTTGCATCAGGACTTGCCCTATATATGGCAGGCGTGACAGATCCAAAGGATCTATGGACTGCACTTGTTGCAGCGATTGCACCCGTAGCAATTAGAGCAATTAACCCTAACGACAAGGCGTTTGGTGTACTACCAGATGCTAAGGACGTAGAGAAGGCTCTGAAGGCTGCTAAAGCACCTGTAAAGAAGGCTGCTAAGAAGTCTTCTGGTGGTGGAAAGACTAATCAGGTTAAGTAGTATCAAATAAAGAGGGCCAGCCTAGAAATGGGCTGGCTTTTCTTTTTGTATGATAGGATATAGTCATGGCTGATTTTGGATCATTATGGATAGGTAATCCATTAAGCAAGGTTGAGCAAACAGCCCTTGCATCTTTTATATATTATGGTCATTCATTTACCCTGTTTGTTTATGACATGAACATGAAGGTCCCACAAGGAGTAGTAAAGGAAGATGCTAATAAAATAATTCCTGAGTCTGAGATTTTTACAATACAGAATTCATATGGACCATTTGCAGATATGTTTAGATATACAATGATACAAAAAACAGGTCTTACATGGACTGATACAGACTCTATATGCCTTAGACACAAATGGGATTTTGGAGATTACCTGTTTGGGTATGAAGAAGAGGGGCGACTTGCAAACGGTATATTAAGAATGCCACAAGACTCTGAACTTGTTACCATGCTAATAGATAACTCAGTTAAGTACGATAAGACAAAGATAGTTTGGTCAGAGATAGGGCCACTGCTTGTAACAAAGTGTGCTAAAAAGCTTGGTCTTTTAAGATATGCACAGCAACCAAAGGTTTTCTATCCAATTCATTTCTGGCAATGGAAAAAGATTTGGATGAGCGAGCACCTAGATGAGGTTTTAGATAAATGTAAATACTCTCATACACTGCAGATCTGGAATCAATTTTTAAATAGAGAAGGTATTGACAAGAATGATCTTCCTAAAGGTTCTGCAATAGAGTATTTCTACAAGAAGTTTGTTTAAAGATAACCAGTCATGTCTTGTTTTTTTGTATGCTGAACAGTTGATGTTGTTGAATATATGTTACAAATGTTTGCTCTGTTGTATTTAATAGCATACACATTTAGTTCTTCATTATAAAATAGATAGTGATCAATTGGTCTTGATACTGGAGTCTTTACCATTTCAAGCAGCTTCTTTGCACCAGACTTACTTACAACATAGCATAAGCATGACCAAGACTGATAAACCTTACAAACATTCTTCTTTCCAATGTCTAAATGTTTTCCATCTTTTTTATATCTAATATTACCAGTAGGTGGAACATAGACAGTGAATACATCCCAGTCCTCTGGCAGCTCATCTATGTATTCGTATAGTCTTTGACTAAAATCTTTTGAAAGCTGTATATCATCTTCCATTAATATTATATGATCATAGTTAGAGTTAGCAAAGTTTGCCCATGCAGTATAGTTGCTAGCCCAAATTCCAAGTTCTCCAGGCTTCCATCCTTCACCAAGCCAACCTTTTGGGTCAACCTTAATATCTGATTTTTTATAAAATTCCTGTATGTCTTCTATGTTTCTCATCATTATTGTTGGTGTTGTAAAGTTATCAAAGTCTTTTTCTAGCTGTGCTATAGCACGTTTAGTTAGTATGTTTCTTTTTTGCATAATAGGGGTATCTTCTTCGTTATGAAATATCTTAAAGGAAATATTTGGTTTACCAGTTTTATTGTTTAGTCCTTCATTAATATTAAAAAATTGTTCTTTAGGGTAAAGTCTTCCGTTCTTCTCCCACCATTTGTTTATATAGTTGCTGGACTTTGAGTGAAAATCTTCATGATTTTTGTTAATAGAATTTTTAGGATCTAGTATATGAGTAAATAATGGCATAGAGTACGCTTCACCAAGACTATACAAAATAACATCAGCTGCTTGATTTGGTAATCCGTAGCTTTTAAGAACATACTTATCCTCAAATGTATGAGCTTTAACAATTGACTCTGCATACTTTCTGTTAATTATGTAGCATGCAGTTGACCATTCATATGAAGCTCTTGTGTTGACATTATATTTTTCTTTTTTATGAAGGCTAAACTTAACTGGCTGATTCTTAATCATTATTAGCTGGATAATGTCCCACCTTTTTGGTAGATTTTTAATTACATATTCCCAGTCCCATGACCAATACTCAACAGTATCAAAACTAAAATCATCTTCCATTATAATGGCGTACTCGCTATCAGATGTATTGAGCCAGAGCTTAATTGTTTTGATGTGAGACATAATGCAGCCAATTTCTGATGGCTTTAACTTAGGATACTTTCCAGATATTTGATCAGAAAGATCGCTTTTTCTACCATCAACTGCTTCAACAATAGTATAATCAGTTACTCCATACTTATCAAACTGCTTTTTTACATTGTTTAATCTATGAGTGTGGTCTTTAAGATTTATAACATACGCTGGACCAAACCCTTTAAGCTTACTCATGCTTTAATATCCAAACTTGCTCATCCATAATCAGTATCTGATATTTACCACTATGCTCTTGTAAAAACCTATCTATTCCTGGCTTAGGTCTAAGGTGTTCCTGGTATGTATCATGTTGCCATAGGTAGTCATCAAATGCCATTATCCCATTAATTTTTAGCTTATCCCAGCCAAGTATTGCATCTGTATATACTCCATGTGCAGTATGATCGCCATCTATGTATATAAAATCATAGTGTGATTTCTCAGCGGTATTAAGGAACTCTTCAGAGTACCCTTTAACTTTACATACATTTGTATAAGCAGACATTCTGCTATCATAAAACTGTTCAAGTTCATTCCAGTCAAATTTCTTGTGTGCTTCTTCTTCAGAGCCAGACCAGGTATCAACATCAGTAAGCCATGAAGTTGGATCTGTAAGTATCTTATCTAACATCCACTGGCTAGCATCTCCAGTATAGGCACCTATTTGTAGAAAGTCTATCAAGGGCTTACCTGCAAACCTGCGTGGCAAGATTAAGTCAAAATATTTCACGGCACTTATATTAAACCAATTTGGATACCCCATACATATCATTATACACCAGAGACTCTGATATACTAGGCTTATGTCTATTAAAACTATATCACAAGAACAGCTTAATAATGCAAGACTTTTTACTAGCAAGGAAGAATTTGCAAAGCATATTCCAAAAGGATCAAGGATACTTGAGATAGGTACACTTGCTGGAGACTATGCAGAAGTACTTATAAAAGAAGTTAATCCAGCCTCTATTGACCTTGTAGACGTATTTAGGTCCAATGACTGGCCTGACTGTAATAGATTTAATAGATCAGGGCACTTTAATTTTGTAAAAAATAGATTTAAGAATGTTAAAACTATTACTTATCACCAAGGGTATAGCGAAATAATAATGCCAACACTTGATAAAAAATTTGACTACATATACATAGATGCTAACCATGACTATGAGCACTGTAAGGCTGACCTTATAAATTCACTTGAATTGCTTGCTGAAGGTGGAATAATTGGATTTAATGATTACATAGTTGATCAGGATCATGGTGTTGATTACGGTGTTATTGAAGTGGTTTGTGAATTCCTTGATGAAAATAAAGACTGGGAAGTAATTGGTTTTGCATTACAACAAAATATGTATGCAGACATCTACATAAAAAGGTGCCCCTAGAAGGATTTGAACCTCCGACCTAACGGGTAGAAACCGTCCGCTCTTCCGCTGAGCTATAAAGGCATTTAATATAAGTATACATGGTATAAACCTAAAAGTCAAATACATGATACAATTAATAAGTTGTTCTTAAAGTAGGGGAAAGAATATTATAACAATGGATAGCTATAGTTTTGAAGAACTTTTATTATACAGAAGCTTGATTCATCTAGGAATTAATCATAAAAAAGAGAGTCCAAGAATAATTTATTCTCCTTCCGATATTTTAGAAAGAGTTGAATATGGAATAAATAGTTATGGTTATAGGTCTGATGAGTTTGATAAAGATAATGAAGTTTTAGTTTTAGGGTGCTCCCAAACTTATGGTGCTGGAATGCCAAATGAATTTACCTGGTCAGAAATTTTTTGTAAATCTATAAATAAAAAATGTTCAAGACTTGCATTTTTAGGAGATAGCATAGGTGGTCAAATCTATAAAGCATTCAGGTATTTTGAAGAAATAGGTAATCCAAAAATAATTGTAGCATTGTTTCCAATAAATAGAATAGAATACCCTATAATTCCAGAATCGTTTTTATCTACTGGCGGAACAAATTTAGAAAATAGACCAAAAACAAAGGGGTTCTCAAATGCATACTTTAATGAAAGATCTGTATTAAAATTTTCCAAGGTTCCACACGATCCAACATATGTTATTCCAAATGAATTTGTAGTATTTTATAATTTTATGTTTATATCAATGTTGGAACAATATTGCAAATCAAACCATATAAAGCTTATATGGAGTATATATGATGATTATAATTTAAAGGTAGACATAGAATCACTTCCTAATATTTCAAACAACTATTTAAAAACATCTAAATATTCAGCATATGATGATTTTCCATATAAAACAATACATGATGAGTGTGTCAACAAAATTAATAATAATCATAAATTGTATGACTGGGCTGCAGACTATGGCAGTAAAAGAGGTGTAGGTCATTGGGGAATTCACAACCATCAACACATGGCAGAACTTTTTATTAATAGATACATGGAAATAGACAATGATAAATAATATTAGGTGGAAATTCTACCAAATACTTATATTCTTTAAAAAAAGAAAAACAAAAAAAAGAAATTTTATTTATTAATGATAATCCTTGGCATAAATGAAACATCTCATGACGCATCCCTGTCTTTAATTAAAGATGGAGAGATACTTTTTGCTGGTCATGCAGAAAGATACAGCAAGA